GCGTTCAAACGATGGCACTCGCCGTCTTGGTGTAGGGACTAACACAAAACTCTACAGCATGACATCGGCGGGTGTTCTTGTTGACATTACGCCTACAGGATTTGTCACCGGCCCAGCCGATGGTAGCGATAACACCGGCTATGGCGACCTTACTTACGGTAGCTATACCTACGGTACGCCGCGTCCCGATATTAGCCCAGTTACCGAAGCGGCTACATGGAGCCTCGATACATGGGGTGAGTATCTTGTCGCCTGCGCCACGTCGGACGGCAAGCTGTACGAATGGCAGTTGGACGACGTAACGCCCGTTACGCTTGCAGCGCGGATTACTAACTCTCCCGCGAATTGTGTCGGCCTTTGCGTTACAGATGAGCGTTCGATCTTTGCGCTGGGAGCCGACGGCAACCCCCGTAAGATTGCGTGGTGCGATCTTGAAAACAACACTGTCTGGACACCCTCATCCACGAATCTGGCGGGCAGCTTTATCCTGACAACGCCGGGCAGCCTCATGTGTGCTCGTCGTGTTCGCGGCCAAACACTGGTTCTTACTGACGTAGACGCGCACGTTGCGCAATATGTCGGCTTGCCGTTCACCTATCAGTTCGAAACCGCAGGCCGCAACTGCGGTATCATCTCCCGCCAAGCTATCGCTGTTCTCGACAACATGGCCGTCTGGATGGGCAACCGTGGCTTCTTCATGTACGATGGCTACGTTAAGCCGCTACCGTCAGACGTAGAAGACTACATCTTCTCCGACATCAACAACTCTCAGCGTTCTAAAATTGTCTGTGTCCCAAATACAGAGTTTGGCGAAGTTTGGTGGTTCTACCCATCCGCGTCATCGACAGAGAACGACCGGTATGTCGTTTGGAATTTCCAAGAAAACCATTGGGCTATCGGTACACTGGCGCGCACTTGCGGCGTTGACAAGACCGTGTTCAACTACCCAATGTGGTGGTCGCCAAGCGGCGAAGTTTACGACCAAGAGTTCGCGTTTGTCCGTCCCGGTGGCGGTGATGTGTTCGCCGAGACTGGGCCAATCCAGATTGGCGAAGGCGACCGTATTCTGCACATCAACGAGTTGATCCCAGACGAGCGGACACAGGGCGATGTGACGGCGACGTTCATTAAGAAGTATTACCCGAACGGGGAAGAGACAACCTACGGGCCGTACTCCTTGAACAACCCAACGTCGGTGCGCTTCAATGGACGGCAGATCAACATGCGCGTCGATGGTGCACGCAACGTCGATTGGCGTGTAGGCATCATGCGGCTTAATGCTATTCCGGGTGGGCGTCGATGACACTTAGACTACCGCCCGCACCACTTGAGTATAGTCAAGCGTATGAGGCGCAGCGCAATCGGCTGATTGAATTAAACGCCAATCTTGCGTATACTAAGGGCCAAGATGTAGGCGTCTATAAACCCGCCAAGCTGATTGTCTCCGACGCCTCGTTCATTACGACGGACACGCACACGCCAACAGAAGGTTCGTTATCGTGGAACACGATTGACGGAACGCTCGATCTTGGCATGGAGTATGATGTCGTTCAGCAGATCGGGCAGGAGACGTTCGCCCGCGTGCAGAACAGCACCGGCAGCACCATTCCAAATGGTACTGTCGTAGGTTTCGCTGGCGTTGGTGCGAACAATGTTCTTTCGGTTTCAAAATATCTTGCCGATGGCTCGACGCCTACGCTGTACATTCTTGGCGTTCTGACGCACGACCTACCCGACAGCGGCGAGGTTGGTTACTGCACAACATTCGGCCACGTTCGCGGGATCAACACAAGTGGCTTCACTGTCGGAGACCTTCTCTATGCCTCGCCAACTACGGCTGGGGCGTTCACAAACGTAAAGCCGACAGCGCCGAACAACGTGGTTCCGGTTGCGGCTGTGCTAAAGGTCGGCACAACGGACGGCGAGATATTCGTCCGGCCTGCGATTGAGCAGCAATACTACTTCGGCCAGTTCACCCACAACACGACAGTCACGCCAGCCGCTGCGAACACCGCCTACGCTTTGGCGTGGGACACAGCGGTAATCTCTGAGGGCATATCCCTAACCGGAAGCCCGACAACACGCCTGACTGTAGCCCATAGCGGCCTCTACAACTTCGCGGCCCGTATCCAGTTCTCCGCCTCAAACTCTAACTTGAAGTCTGGGTGGATGTGGCTGAAGAAAAACGGCACGACGAACATCTCGTCAAGCACGGCGGTTGGTTCTTTGAAGGATAGTGGCGGGTACACTGTTCTCGCCGTCAACGACTTCGTATCTCTGGCCGCAAATGACTATGTAGAGTTGTTCTACGCAGTAGACGACACGGGGCTGAAGCCAACGACTGTTGCGGCAACGGCTTTTGCTCCATCCGCCCCAACAGCACATGTTGCGATAACGCAGGTTCAGCAGTAATGGGCTGTCAATTTATTTTGTTTTGTGTTAATAACGAAGGATTAAGCGGCCCAACCGCACGGGGAATATAATGGCGACTACAACTACTACGCAAACTCAGGCGCTCAATCCTTTCATTCAGGATATTCTGGCGCGTAACTATGGGGCCGCACAGCAGGTCGCGGCTACTCCGTATCAGGCATATCAGGGGCCACGCATCGCAGGCTTCCGCCCCGCTGAAGAGCAGGCGTTTCAGACTGCGATCAACGCTGCAACCCAGCAAGTTGGGATGCCGCAACTTCAGCAAGCCACCCAAGTTGCTCAGCGTGCAGCCGGATATACTCCACAGCAGTTTCAGCAAGATGTCTCCGGCTTCATGTCGCCGTTCCAGACCAACGTCATCGACGCCACGATGGCCCGTCTCGCACAGAACCGCGCTGAACGTGACGCTGCTACCAAGGCTCAGATGGCTTCAGCGCGGGCATTCGGTAACGAACGTCGTGGTGTGTACGAAGCGCAGCTTGCAGGTGAAGAAGATTTGAATACGGCTCAGACGCTGGCGAACCTGTATAATCAGGGATACACGCAAGCCGCTGGGTTTGCACAGGGTCTGCCGGGTCAGCAGCTTGCGGGTGCATCTGCTCTTGCGGGCTACGGACAACAGGCGCTGGGCAATCAGCAAGCTTATGCTGCGATGCTTCAAGGCGCGGGCCAAGCACAGCGCGGCATGGCTCAGCAGAACCTTGATCTGGCCTACAAAGACTTCCTCGAACAGCGCGGCTTCCCGCAGCAGCAGCTTCAGACTTTGCTCATGGGTTCGCAGGGTCTTCCCTCGCCAATCACGGCAACGACAACCGCACCCGGCCAGTCAACGCTCGGCCAAATTGGGTCGGCTGCTTCGGCAATCGGCGGTATCCTCGATCTGTTTGATAAGAAGGCTAAGTAGATGGCAACCCCGATGGAAACCTTGCTGCAATCATTGGTCCCGAACCGCACTCCTCCGGGTGGCGTGGTGCGTTCTGTTGGGGCTATGCCTTCTATCGCGCCGCAAGCTGTTGCTCCGGTAGGGGTCGCGCCTCCCGCCGCACCCGCAGCGCCGCAGCTTTCGCCGACGGCAAAGTACATTGCGGATATGCAGGCTCTCATGAGCGGCGGCATTGGCCGGTTATCGACTGGCGAAAAGATTAGCGCGCTTGGTCAAGTACTTCAGGCCGCAGGTAGCCGTGGCGCTGCCGATCCGGCTGCTGTTCTTCAGAGCGTGCGCAAGCAGCAGATGGATAAGCTGAACGCTCAGTATCAGATCGCCCAGTTGCAGCAGCAGGCGCAGCAAGAAGCGCAGCAACGTGCTGCTATCGAAAAGTATAAGATTGCGCTGGAGCCGGATGAAATTAACGCGCTTGAAGGTTTGCCCCTTGAAAAGCAGGCGGAGAAAGTTGCGGAGATTGCATTCCGTCAAAAGCAACTCTTTAGCCGCGACCGTGATCCCGTCACAGGCAATGTGCGACTGACATACAGCGGCGGGGATGTGGTTGTTACCAACGAGAAGATGCCTGCTAATACACGCGAAATCGACGTTGGCGATGCTGTAGAAATTTATGATAAAGACACAAACAGACTTGTCATGTCAGTACCGAAGCGCATGAACGCATTCCAGATTGCGAGCCTTGCGCGTGAGGATAGGCGGGAAGCGAGAATAGCACGTAGCAGTGGCGCTCGTTCCGGCGGGGATACCAATCTCCCACAGCCAACCGTTAAGATAGTTAACGGTAAGCCGACGTATGTTCAGTGGAGCAAGACACAGCAGAAGTATGTACCGTTTAAGCAAGCGGGGCTGACACCGCCGTCTAGTAGCGTCATGTTAGCTAGTCAACTAGAGCCTAAAGTCGAGGCACTTTTGGCTCAGGGACTTAACGTAGAATAAGGAGCCATCATGGCCGAGGAGAAGCCGAAAGGCGAACCAGTATTCCTGAAAATTCCTGCCACTGGGGAGACGATCACGCTTCCCGGCGTAACGTCGCTTAACAGCAACGATGAACTTAAAGCTGCGGCGGACGCTTGGATTGCAAAGAATTACAAAGGCCCACTGCTTGCCGCGCCTGTTGTCGCACGAACGCCAGCAGAAGGCGAGACGCAAGCCGCCACGCCGACCGAAGAGATTAGTCTCATCGCAAACCGGCAGCCGGAACTAAAAGCATACACCCCGACCACAATTACGGGTGGCGTGTATGATGCACTTCAATCTGGTTTTGCAACTTTAGCAGATTTAATTCCGGGTTTTGATGAACGCCGAGCCAACGACTACGCCAGTAATATACTTAGGAATATCAAAGCCGGTACTGAAGGCATACTTGGTATTGAAACAACCGAACGCAGCGCCGGTGATGTTTTAACTGGTCGCGCAACACTTGAAGATTACTTGAACGTTGGGCTTCTCGCCCTACCATTTGCGGCTAAACCAGTATCGGCGGGTTTCCGTCGTGTTGCACCGGAGACTAGCGCGGCTATCGGCCGCTTTGCTACTGGCCCAGCCGCAGTTGCGGATGAAATTGCAGCAGCGGTTGCAGAGACTGCGCTCTCCCCTGAGATGGCCGCAGTTGCTAGGCCTACCGCCCCCGCCCCTGTTGTGCCAGAGACGTTGGTAAAGGCGAAGCCGGTTGAGTTGCCGGAAGCCCCCGTGGCCGCAGCGGCAATCCCTGAAGCAGCAATCCCTGAAGCTGCGGTAGCACCGACACCAGAGATTGCCCCAGCTATCACGCCTGAGCGTGTAGGTGAGATGCGCGCAAGCGCCGAAGATGTTATCAAAGGCATGGCCGCTGGCACGCCGGAAGTACCTGTGCCGGAACGTATCGGTACATTAAAATCTTCCAACTTTCAGACACCCGACGAAACCAAGCGGTTTCTATCAGACGTAGCCAAGGCTAATAAGGACTTCCCTGAAGCCCGACGCGGCACGATGACTATTGAGCAGATCAATGAGTTGTCGAAGGACGTTAATCTCAAAGATATTCTCGGTCGTAAGATCAGTATGCCTTTGAACGCCGAGCAAATTCAGGCGGCAAAGAGTGTCGTTTACCAGAACACTGAAGACGCTGTGGCCAAGGCGAAAGCGTGGGTGGCTTCTGGTGGTCAAGACCCTGTAGCTTTTCAAGAGGCAGTGGATAGTCTTGTTTCTAACACGGCGTTTCTCGAGACACTTCAGGGCGCGAGTTCCGAACTTGGCCGGGCGATGCGCGTTCTTCGTGAGCGTCCGTCCGTCGATCTTTCGATTGCCATGAAGCAGCTTCTCGAACAGCGGGCCAAAGGGGTATCGACTGAAGAGTTGATCCAAAGCCTTGCGACGTTTGACGACCCTGCCTCCGCCGCTAAGTTTGTTGGCAAAATTGCAACGCCAACATGGAAGGATAAGTTTAAAGAATACTACATAAACTTCTGGCTGTCTGGTATCAGAACTCAAACAATCAACCTTGCTTCAAACGTGCTGACGGCGGTGTCTCCGCTTATCGAAAAGCCATTGGAAGCGGGTATCGGCGCGTTACGACGCACACCTGATCGGGTTACTTTCCGTGAAGTCGGAGCGCGGGTAGCGGGAATGCGCCAAGGTACACGCGAAGGGCTTAAACTTGCAGCGCAGGCATTCAAAACGGGAGAGGCGCAAAGCCGAGTAACGCGGCTTGATGTTCAACGCAATGCTATCGGTGGCCCAGTCGGTGAAGTTGTCCGCATCCCCACCCGGCTCCTGCTTACGCAGGATGAGTTTTTTAAATCTATCGCCCGCCGAGGTGAATTGAACGCACAGGCGTTTAAAAAAGCCTTTGATGAAAGCGGCGGTAATAGGCAAAAACTAGACGAATTATTTACTAAGTATAAAGAAGAGCCAACCGAAGCCATGCAAAAGGCGGCGGAGCGCGAAGCTGAGTACCGCACGTTCCAATCGGAACTTGGGCGGACAGGTAAAAACTTTCAGCGGTTCCTCGCGCAATCCCCTACCGCTTCGTTCTTTATTCCATTCTTTAAATCTCCGGCCAATCTTCTAAAGTATGCGGCGGAGCGATCCCCTTTTGCGCCACTGTCAGACAGATGGATGACCGAGATAAAGGCCGGAGGACGGCAGCGTGACGAGGCTTTGGCGAAACTATCGCTAGGTATTGGCGCGACTGGTGCGTTAGTTAGCTACGCACTTGAAGGAAAGATTACTGGTTCCGGGCCTACCGATCCTAAAGAAAGAGCGGCATTGCTGGCGACTGGTTGGCAGCCGTATAGTATTAAGGTAGGCGATACATACTACTCCATCGGTAAACTCGATCCATACGCCACGCTCTTCGGCGTGGTTGCTGATGCCGTAACCGCTAAGGATTACATGACGGAAGAGGAATATCAAAAGGCCCTAGCCTTCATTCCTTTTTCTATCGCGTCCAATATCGCTCAGAAAACATATCTGCAAGGCTTCACTAATCTCTATGAAAGCCTTGCTGGCGATTACGCGGATATTACGACTGTCGAAAAGTTTATACGCGACACCGCCGCTGGGCTTGCAGTTCCAAACTTGTTCCGCCAAGCGGGGGCCGCGATTGATCCGCAAGTACGCGAAGCAAATTCAATCATCAAAGAAGTACAAAATCGTATCCCGGTTATTCGCGGTAACACTTTCACCATTGCAGGGACAGACTACGACATCAATCGGGTTCCTAATAAACTCAATGTTTGGGGCGATCCGATTACGCGGACAGGCGCGCTTCCCGTAGCCGGACGACCGACTATCGACCAAGTAGGCGCTATCTCGTTTAACCTATTGTCGCCGGTCGGTATGTCCACGACAACAAAAGACCCATTCTTGAAAGAGATCGGGCGGCTTCAGCTTGGTGTTGCTCCGCCTAAAAAAGAGATGTCACTGTCAGTCAGTACGGGCCAAGAAAAACCGGTAAAGTTTAAACTTGAACTTACGGATCAAGAGCGCCGCCAATTTACATTTGTTTCAGGTAAATTAGGCAAGGCTCTTATTCAGGCGGATATGGACACACCGGAATGGAAAAAGCTAGACGACGATGAACGCCGCGCTCAGATACGGAAGCGCATGGAGTTCTCTCGGTCGGTATTCGCAAAGACATTCAAGACGATGGCGCTTAACCGCTACGTAGAAGAGAACCAAAAACTCCCACCAGTACAGCCGTAGGTATAGTAATGGCCAAGAAGACTAGCGTTAAAGACATGTCATGGCGATCACAGCCAAAAGCAAAGCGTCGCCACAAACCCGACGGGCTTCGCCATCGTAAGTCTTTGGGGCCACGCAGTCACTTGCGAACTAGCTTCTAATATCATAGACACTGCCCATGAAGTTCATGGGCATTGATCCCGGCGCGTTCGGGGCTGTCGCTATTCTGGATAAGGATAGCCGAGAACTTGTCATCATCGACATGCCTACACTAAAGGTCAAGCGCGGGCCGCGTGTCGTCAATCAGGTTGACGCGCACATGCTGGCCAATGCTTTGCGCGGTCACGTCACCGCCGATACTTCCGCCCTCATCGAGAAAGTCCACGCCATGCCGGGCCAAGGTGTGTCCTCGATGTTCAGCTTCGGCAGAGCGGCGGGTATCGTTGAAGGCGTGCTTGCTGGCCTGTCTGTATCTTTTGAGTTGATACCGCCTGCGACTTGGATTAAGTCTATGCGCACGTTCGGAGGAAAGGACGGCAGTCGTCAGCGGGCACAAGAGTTGTTCCCGGATTACGCCCATCTCTTCGCACGGAAAAAGGACGATGGCCGGGCCGAAGCTGCGCTTCTTGCCTGCTACGCCGCTGAGAGGGAAGACAATGAACCATCTATTCGATTACCAAAAGGTCGGCGCAGACTTTCTCTGTGATAACCCGGCGGCGTTTCTCGCCGATGAGCAGGGCCTTGGCAAAACACTTCAAGTTATCGCGGCCTGTGATAAACTCGGCCTAACAAAGGTCGTCGTAATTTGCCCGGCCATTGCCAAGATTAACTGGCGTCGTGAGTTTGAGCGGTGGGGAACCGTTGAGCGCGAAGTCAAAGTCTTTAGCTACGATAAGATTACGCAATCGAAGGAGGTCCGCAATGAAATCGCAAAGTTTGAGCCAGACGTTCTGGTTCTGGATGAGGCGCATTATCTGCGCAACCGTACTGCTAAGCGCACAAAGTATCTATATGGTCAGTACTGTCGCGGCGATGGCCTTGTTCGTTTCGCTGATCGTGTTTGGCTTCTTAGTGGTACTCCCCTTCCTTCTAACGTCAGCGATTTCTGGACGCATCTCAAAGCGATTTGGCAGTACCCTCTAAACTTCACCGACTTTACCATGTATTTCTGCAAGACTTGGAACGGTAAGTTCGGCTTGCAAATTCTTGGCAACAAGACTGAACGCATGGCCGAGTTCAAGACCGTGCTGAAAGCAATCATGCTGCGCCGTAAATCCGAAATTGTGTTAAAGGATTTGCCGCCTATATGGTGGCAGGATACTTCGATAGAAGTAGCTAACTGGAGCGATACTAAGCACATCGAAGACCCGCGAGAAAAGGAGGCAGTTGACGCTATCCTTGCTAACGCCCTGACAAATGAAGATTTGTCCGAAAAGATAGACGGCATCGCCCCGCATATCGCGTCACTTCGTCGGCTGACTGGTGTAGCCAAGGCAGCGCCCATCGCCACACAGATAGCGGGCGAGTTGGCCGATGATGCCTACGACAAGATTGTAATCTTCGCCTACCATACCGATGCGATACAGACGCTTTACGATAAGCTGAAAGACTTTAATCCGGTGGTGGTTGCAGGTGGTATGCCAACGGCTGAACGCCAAGCGGCGATTGATAACTTCCAAACCGATCCGAAGGTGCGCGTATTCATTGGCCAAATCACGGCCTGCTCGACAGCCATTACCTTAACCGCCGCAAATCAGGTGGCGTTTGTCGAGATGGATTGGCTGAACTCTACTAATGCACAAGCGGCCAAGCGTTGCCATAGGATCGGCCAGCTAAAGCCAGTGATTGTTCGCGTGTTCTCGTTAGCCAATTCGGTAGACGAACACGTCAACAAGATACTTGCGCGTAAAGCCCAGATGATTTCGGAGGCTTTAGACTAGCCTAGCAAATTCGCCGTGAAGTTTTAGGGCTGCGCGGCAATACGCTGCGTGGGCTTCCTTTGGCGTATCGAACGTACCAAGATGGCGTTTTAGGCCGTTGTCATGTATACTTGCGGCCCAACGTTTCCTGTTTCGGGATACGCCCTTGTATCCGGAGGTATTGTTAGACTGCGCAGGGCGGTTCATTCCGTTTTGGGATTTAGTCGCAAGTCTAAGATTATCCCATCTGTTATCTGTTTTGTTTCCGTTTATGTGGTCGATACCTGTTTCCGGCCATGCGCCATTGACTATCGCCCATGCCACACGGTGCGCTAAATATAGTTTTCCATTTACAAAAACGACACGATACCCATCGCGCTGCGCGTATCCCGCAACGCCGTTATTGCGAACTCCGCTACGTGCCACACGCCAAGTAATATCGCCTGTGTCCGGATTATAAGAGAAAAGTTGACGCGCCTCTTCGGCGGTAATAAGGTCTTTGTGCATTAGCTGCTCCTTCTAAGCAGTTAAATGAAGGGGCCGGGGAGACTTCCAAATCCCCGGCCCCAACATCTTACGACATTACTTGCGTAACGTCAAATCACAAAAGGTCATCCAAATCTGAGATGTCTGCGGACGGACGTTCCGTCGCAGTGAACTCGTCCGCAGCAGACAGGCGGCCATCCATACGGGGGCCGTCGGCTACCTTCTGAAGATTGCCCAGTGAGAAGGCAACGCCGTTGTTGCCGTTCACGCTGTACGCATAGGCGCGCAGCGAGGCACGGACCTTTGCCCCCGGATAGATTTCCTTGGGGTCCGTGATCGGAGCAGGCTTGCCGTTCTCGCCAGCAAACTTGCTGACCACACCGGGGGCTTGCTTAGATTTGACGTTCATGAAGACCGACCCTTCAGGGTAGCCCTTCTCCTCGCCATCGTTACGGAAAGGCATACGGATTTTGCCGCCTTCCATGAGGCTCTTTGTCTTGTCTCCCCACTTCTCCTTGGCCACAGCAGCCGCCGTCGCTTTGAGTTCGGACATGTCAGTGCCGTCAGGGAATACAAGGCAGCAAGAATAAACTGGCTCACTTGCACCCGGAGGTGTTTGTGGTTCGAACACATGCGGATAAGAGATGATTGCTTCTGGTGTAATAACTTTTGACATCGGTATTTCCTTATTCAACGGTAAAGTCATCTGCCGCCAACGAGGCGACAGCGGGACGGTTATCTGTATCAGCGACCATTGATGTGCCGGATGATACAGCTATGACGAGCGATGTCGGCAAGTTATTCTTGCCCACAACACGCTCGATCTGCGGTGGCGACTTCAACTTCTTTTCGTAGATGTCGTCGTCATCGAGACCTTCTTCTGTGGCCCAAGCCACAAACTCTTCTTCAACACGC